CCACCAAATAAGATGTTGTATTTGGTCGCCGTGATGCTCTTTCGATTACACGACTGTTAATTCATTTTCTAATGCTTTGGGAACATTAGAACGTGAGAGGAATATGTTAAACAAACTGCTTGAAATAAAGGTGCAAGCGCACACCAAAAGCTGGTAAAATAAAATGAGGAATTTACCTCTCAAAGAAATCTTCATCAAGTTTACTCAACTGACTGAATGAACGACGCGTCAGTCTCGCGGGGGGTAGTGGTGGTGGTGCATAATCAATTTTATCAACCACAAAAGGTAATGTAATATCATACGCTAATTGAGCATCATCAGCATATGCTACATTAATCATCAAATGTTGTCCTTGAAGTAAGCGACGACGAAATGTTAAAACGCCGGTTACAAAAGGATTATCTGGGATCCATGCCTCCGAACCTAATTGATATAAAGCTGGAACTGCTTTAGTTATGCCATAATATGGTACATCAACCACAATATTTTGATCAGCAAATTGTTTATACCAATGGCAACCTTGACTACTGTACAAATCGTGCATCGACATTGGTGCATCAGGTCGAACTGTAGAAACCGTAACACAACCATCTGGCAATAAAGTATCTGGTGATGAAGCAGATACGGCTGTGTAAGTAACAATAGTTTCAGTATTACTTGAAGGTGCCATAAATTGAACTCTATATCCACCCCTAGTTAATGCTCTTATAGGGGCTATGTTAAACGCGTAGTTGTTAATCGATGCGTTGAAAACATAATCTTCAACTGCTGGTAAAACAGGTGATGATGTAGGTGGAAGTTGACAAATGGTCGAACTGCTCCAATTAAAATTTAATGTGAATTCATACATTGCTGTAGCTGGTGCAATGAAGTTAAACACAGGACCTCCCATACTCATGAGTTGTTTTAATGATGTAGTATTCGTGGATTGAGTTACATGAGATTCCTTCATACCTTCAGGTATATCATAAATTGGACGAGCTGCCGTTGATCGTAACATCTCAGAAGATAAATCTCCCATTTGCGCCGTAAAAGAACGCATAGGTGATGGTAATGCTGAAGGTGCACGGGTCGGAAAGCCCATTTTACCATTGGGATCCAAATTTGGAAACGCAAATTGTAAATCTGGACCTCCACCGACGAACAACTGTGCAAAAACACCTGCTGTAGCGGTAGAATCAGAAACAACTAATCTGTTGATAACAGTAAATATCAAAAAGCCATTATTATCAAGTTTCCATGGCTCAATTTTATCCTCAACATCAAATGGGTAACCTGTGTTCAACCAATTTTGAGGTTGAAAATATGGCACAGAAAATGATACATCAGTATCTCCAGCAATGTCCAAAAGAATTGACGGGTATGCTGATAAATAATTATCCGAATAAGATTCGGAACCCGTTGTAAAATTTTTATCATATGTAGGTACCCAAGTTATTCGAATTCGACCTGAATGAAATCTGGAAGCAGCTATCGATAGATGAAATCGCATTGAACCTCTCCAAAAATCAAAAAGTCTTTGAATATAAGCTAAACGAGTGGGTATCATAACTTTGACTGCAGTATCTCCTGTGCCAAGCTCTTCGTAAGTGCACATGGAGTTTGGTCGTACAGGTATTGCAAATAAAACTTCACCTGATGTCTGATCACCAGAGATCTTGAATGTATCAAGAAGCATCATATGAGAACAATAAGCTGTGATATCATAATCACAAAACTTAGATCCTACTACTGATATATCTTTTGATACAAATGGAGCTGGTTCTGGAGCCATTGCGATAGAATTAGCAACCGTATCATATTGAATCATTCGATCTTGCGAAACGATAACTTGCTGAGGAGTTGTCACATTGATTGGAACACTAAAACCGAGTGCTCTTAATATTGTAGAAGCCAAATTACTACTTTCCTTCCCTATATCGGCGACAGTTCCTATAAAAGGTATCTTAGAGAAAGATCCAAACCAACGTCCCAAATCTCGAGCAATTTTAGACGGTAGAATTTTTCTCTGAGAAGCTTGAACTGTTTCATTTTCAGTAGCACTTGTTGTAAAAGCACCTTCTGGAAAAGCTGTATCTTCAATATATTGATCGAAGATCTGGGCTATTAATTTTCTTTTCTGGTTGATATTAGATGTGGCCGATGATTCTTTTGTCGCTTTAGCCATACCTGGAGCAATACCAGCTCTTCCTAAATCATCGACGATGATAAAAACTGATACGTCAAGTGTAGTACTAGCATTTGACACAATTGCTAAAGGAACTGCTACACGAATATCGAAATACCCTGAACCATATGCGTTACGCAAAATCCATGGTAATCCGGGTAATTCATTTAATTTGGCTGGCACAAGATCAAACGGTCCAAGATAAGGTGCGTGCATCGTTGTAATTTGTGTAGAATTAGCACTTATTTGGGTCCAGTCGTAATTATAACTAGATTTAAGATAAGCTTCCGGATTAAGTGGTCGATTTACATATGCCGAAGTAATTGGATCAGGCCAACCATAATAAGCCATCAACTTTCCATAATGCATAGAAGTACCATTAACTTTGATTAAAATTCGACATTGAGGACGAAAGTAATTGTGGAATTTTAACAATTCTTGTATTTCCTCTATAAGTGTAACAGAGTCCGGGAAACGCAAACCTGCATCATTAGTTATAGATGTTCCAATGGGCATATTCGTATTCCATTGATAAGTCTCGTACAAGAATGGCCGACCAATTAAATAATCCAATGATGGTTTAGGATAATTCAAATTAGTCGGAAATCCTGGACGGAAATTGATTTCAGTTGTAGATTGAGCGGCATCGTAAATAACAGTAGATTTTTCAACTGTGATAATAGATTCCTCTGATTGGTCTTTATTTGTTTCTGCCATTTGAGCATAAAATTTTCGTATGTGTAGACTAACTGAGAAATAATGGGTACTAGGGTAGTTAGGCCTAATGCCATAGCTGTATTTATGAAGTTAATAACTCTCACCCAACATCAATGCATGTGATAAAAACGCAGTATCGTTTTCATCATCAAGATCATTAATGTTTAACGATGTATCTCTTTTGATCTCATAACATCGTTCATAAGTAAATAAGCGTTTTGCTGGAATATGATAACCACGTTCGTTCAAAACCTGAAACTGGCGGACAAATTCCGATCTCATTTCATTAAATTTTGCTCGACCGTAATTTGAAATTTCCAATAAAGCAGCATTATAACGTTGTAATTGATCAGTCATATTTGTTGGATCACTTTCACTCCAGCGAGGAATTTCCGTGATAACATCCATTTCAATTGGAGCCATGATTTCACCATCGACTTTGACCCATTTTCTCTTCAAGAAAGTCATGTCATCAAAATCGATCATTACGTCACGAATTTGTGTTTTATCGGCCGGCGTGTAAGTCATACCGTATTTTGCGAAAAACTTACGGGCATCTTCCATGGTGTGCTTTAATCCTTTCGTAAACAACACCATGTTGTCATCACCGTAATTCCATACACTCAGATCTTTCTCAAAATTACTGAGCGAATCATTGATTTGTTCAAGATAATACAAACGAATCATGATCTGGAAAGCCAAACCGTTAATAATTGTTGTTAAGACATTTCCGGATGGATTTCCACCAAATAATAGAAACACAATATCATCAAGAATATGTAAACTATGTGATAGTGTTTTCAATAAGACCTTGCGAATTAAAGCGTTTTCTGGTCCATCATCGTACCAAGTGCTAATAATATCTGCAATCATATCAATGATTTGACACCAAATACTAGCATCATAATTTGTAAAATCACCATCCCAACCTGTTCGCCCGCGTAATGTCAATCGTTTTCTTTTAATACCCCATTCAACTGAATTGGGGTTGATACCGATCGCCATTTCATTTGACAAATAAGCTCCATGCGTAAAATCAATAAATGCACCAAAATATTTCCGCATTGCGATAGTCAAGTCAAGGGGACCGATCTGGAAAATTCGAGTTTTTCCTTCCTCAACCTTCTTGATGGGTCTGGTTTCATCTTTAAGTGTATCTATGAAATACGTTTCTTTGATGGTGCCTTGTTTGGCTTTATCGATTCGATCTTGAACCTCTCTTGCCAAATATTCTTTCATTTCGAAAACACTCGCACCATTTTCTAGAATAGTACGTTCAAACCAATGATTCTTACCGTTGTTCGAGCGTTTACAATATGGATAACCAGCACTCGTTGACATATCGATTTGCTTCATGTTACCATATCCATTAATAGCTTCACAATCATCAAGTATTTTGCGTTTCTTGATTGGATACGTTTTACACGAGTTATAACTATCAACAATATGTTGTTTAATAGCTTCAAAACGTTCTTCCGGAATAAATGCGGGGTGAGTCTCATATTTTGACAAAGCAACGTGAAGTGGTTTAATTGTTTCACCCTCAGCATTAGTAAATGGTTTTAAATGAGCAGGTTTAACCAATGAAGGGCCATATTTTTGTTCCATAAGATCACTCGCAACACTTGGTTGAATATTTGATATACGTGGCAACATAATACGCGGTTGAATGGTAACCCCGTCTACAACAACAGGGTCCAAATTTCCAATTGGTACTTGTCCAGCATCTCGAATAAGATCAGCGACTTTTCCGACTGGAGCGCCATAAGTAAGCATATCACACTGTTCAGCGACTATCATTCGCTCTCGTCGATTGAAATATGCTATTGCGTCTTCAATATCTTCGGCAAACAATGGTATGGCAACACCTTCATGTGTAGTAGGTGAACCAGCCACATGCATACCTAAGATACGACGAGTATTCAACTTTGAATCGCTGCTAATCAACAACATACCACAATCACCTTTCAATGTATGATTATTCTGATAAACATAATTGGCAATACCAGTAAAAGCAATATTCTTAAGTACTGTATTATCAAACACATTGATTGATTCGCCAGTATCATATTCAACATCTTCCATATAAGTTTGTGATACTGGTAAAATTGTTGTTTCTGGAACTTGCATACCATTAATCAACGGAGTACGAATTCCATATAAATAAGATCCAGTTAAATTAACTGAATCCCCTTCCCGCAAAAAGAAATGTGAAATAGTTTTAAAAGCCGTTCCACGTTTGATTTGGAAAAAGGCAATATCAAGCTCTTCATCCGGGAAATACCAATCAATAGATTTCGAATCAAAAGTTATTGTTGATCTAGTACAGGTATGAAGCTCATACCGAATGGCACCCTTTTTACCTATTTCTGATTGAAATAACTGTTGGAAACGTAAATAACTATGACGTTGAGTCATAAACACATTTCCTCCAATAGCTACTGCCGTGGCAACTTGCGACATGGGTGTACGTTTTTCATTTTGAATAACGAATAAACTCAATCGACAAAAGTGCGTTCGTAAAACATTTTCAACCATTAAATTTTGATCGTCATACGCTTGAGCAATAGTTGGAGCTCGTTTAATACTAGCTTTCTTATACGTAGGTGTATTTTCACTAGTCTGAGCATTGACGCGTTTGATTTTCGCTTTTTGGTAAGTTGGTGTATTTTCGCTGGTTTCAGCATTAACTCGGCGAATACGTGGTTTTTGAAAATTCGGTGTGTTCTCACTCGTTTCAGCTGAACATTGTTTAGGCTCGGTCTGCTTCTCTATTATCGGTTTCTTAGATGAGAACACCATATCGTAAAGAACAATGCTATATTGAACGACTAAAAATGAAACAACAAACATAATGAATGGTGCTTCATCTCTTTTCATGAATTCAATGAAAGCGTTGAAAGCTGAATTAATACAATTCGATACTGTACGATAAAAAGTACTATCAAAAAATTTATACGCATATTGCATAGTTCGAGCCTGCAAAGAACCAGCTTGGTTACGATGTACACTAGTCATCAAATTTGAATACATTTCGTGAGTTAAATTATTACCTTTCGTGCACTCTGGATGAGCCATTTTGTAAGGTTCACAGAATATTTCTATTTCTTCTTCTGAATAAGTACCGAGAGATGTATAAAAATCTTTGGCTACTTGATAACATCGACACTCACCTTCTTCACAAGGTTTCGCCTCTGCACTTAAAGCCTGTTCTGGTGTACGATTAAAGAAACCTCCAAACATTTGAGATTGGAATCTCTTTTCATAAACTATACCAACACGAGGTATATTTTCTCTATTGTATTCTTCGATCCGTTCACGATGTTTTTGAATGGCCTCTGGACTGACTTTCGTATCAAATCGGACGTTCGCCATATGATTAGGATCGAGTGCTGGACCACGAACTACATAAGGATTAGGTGTTGAAAGTGGTTTAACATTTCCATCTTCATCGCGCTCCTTATAACGATTTTCAAAAAATTTAAAAAGATTTTGTTTAAAATCGTTTTGGTGATTCATATATTGAATCATATCATCAACAATAATGTTAATAGCAGATATAATATCTGTAGTAGCACGAACGTATCCGGTTATTTCATGTCGAAATTTAATAATGTAAAGATCCTGTGGTATCAAGTCAATACCATTGCTTGAGACCTTTGGAACTTTTGGATTCATCATAGCAGTGCGTAATTTTTCTTTATCAATACCTTTTGCTGCCGCGTATTCTTTATTCAAAATAAATTCGACTACACAATTTCGACGAGCTAAAATATGTTGACCATTACTCCAACAATTATTAGATAAAAATTGTTGTCCTGGTAAATCATTTTGACCATTACTAACAACAATTTTTGAAGTGAAATATACTTTATCCTTACGTTCACATTCTGCCATATTTAATAAACATGGATTATCATCAATAATGTCGGTCAACTCAGCAATGGTAGCGACAACTTCAGTAGCTTGTGAGTTCAATTGAAACACATCATTATACCAAGTAAC